TAGGGCACCAGATTATGATGATTGGTCTACGGAGACTGAAAACGGGAAAGGTTTAAATGGTGATATTTTAATATGGAATCCAGTATTAGGTAGTTCATTTGAAATTTCTTCTATGGGTATAAGAGTTGATAAAACTGCATTACTTAAACAATTGGAAATTGAGGGTTGTTTAGATAGAAAAGATTTGTATTTTCACCAACAATTATTAGAGGATAAATTACCACAAAGTATAGGTGGTGGTATCGGACAATCAAGGTTGGCAATGTTAATACTTCAGAAAAAACACATTGGGGAAGTTCAGGTGAGTATATGGTCTGATAAGGTAAAAGAATCGGCAAAAGTAATGGGTATAGAATTGTTATAGAATATGGAAAAAATTAATGTAATTTCTTTATTTTCTGGTAGTGGTGGGTTAGATTTAGGATTCACAAAAACAGGTAAATATAAAATAATTTTTGCGAATGATTTTAATAAATATGCATGTGAAACATATATTAAAAATATTGGCAACCATATAATTTGTGACGATATAAGAAATTTAGATAAAATACCATATGGGGATATTATTATAGGTGGTCCACCATGTCAAGGATTTTCTACTGCAAACCCATTAAGATCATTTGATGATCCTCGGAATAAGTTATTTAAGGAATATGGTAGGATTATAAATAAAATTAAACCTAAGATGTTTTTAATGGAAAATGTTTCAGGTATGGTCACGATGGAAAAAGGGAAAGTTTTTAATTTAATAAAAAAAGAGTTGTCTAATTATGGGTACACTTTATTCGATAAAATATTAAATGCAAGAGATTATGGTGTACCACAAAATAGGAAAAGGGTGTTTATTATTGGTGTTAGGAATGACATAAAAAAGAAATTTATTTTCCCCAGTAAAACACATAATAAAAGTAATTATATTACAACAGAGAAAGTTTTATATAAATCTATAAACAAAAATGATTTTAACCATAAAATAGGGAAATTAAGTGAATTAAATTCAAAAAGGATAAAATATATCCCTGAAGGTGGGTCTATGAAAGATTGTCCACCAGAACTTCATAATAATAGTGATTTAAAAAGGGCAATGAGAAGGTTACATAGAAAAAAAGAAAGTTATACTATTGTACATAATAATTGTGACCATTATTACCACCCTACTGAAAATAGACGAATAACTATACGTGAAATGGCTAGATTACAAGGGTATCCTGATGATTTTATTTTTTTAGGTAGTAAATCAGAACAATCAAGACAAGTAGGTAATAGTGTCCCTATAGGTTTAGGTGAAGTACTGTCAGAATCAATTTATAAATTTCTAAAATAATGGAAAAGATAAAACACCCAAAATACTATAATAATGGTATAGAAATGTGGGATTACGCCCATTCACATAACTTAAGTTTCTATGAGGGTAACATAATAAAATATGTTACAAGATGGAAATATAAGAATGGTATAGAAGATTTAAAAAAGGCCAAAGAGTATCTAGATAAATTGATAGAACTTGAAACAAATAACAATTAGATAAAATCTAAAAGATGTTTAATATAAACCAAGATGGTTTAGATGTCTATTACCCTGGGGAGGATATAATTTTTATTAACAATATTGAACATAAAGTACCCAAACATGTTAGAGGTAAATACCCCTTTTTAACTATAACAGATGGTGAGGTATGGGTTAATGGTTATGTTTATGATATAGAAAATAAAATTTGGCATAGTGGACCATATAGAACAATTATTAAAATGGTAGTTATATTAATTTTTGCGTTCTTTATGTGTGCGTTATATTTTTAAAAAATAAAAATAATAAAGTATTATAAAAGATATTGAATTTTTTCAATATCTTTTTTATATATAGGGACTTTATTTTTTAATATCATTATTTCCTTATAAAAAAATAATAGTACAATATTTATATAGAAATGGCTAAAACTAGATATATAAACATAGACTTCCCTTTTAGTGACAGTAATAAAGGTTTTTATTTTAAATTAAATCAAACAGACAGGGATGCAATAAGGGCAGATTTATTACATCTTTTATTAACAAATAAAGGGGAGAGATTATATGCCCCTAATTTTGGGAGTGATCTTAAGAAATATATTTTTGAACCTAATGATGATATAACACATGAACAAATTAGAAATAATTTAAATGAAACAATAAAACAATATATTCCTAATTTAATAGTTAATAATATTTCATTTAAAAATGATGTGATAGAAGAATTAATAATAGTAGAATTAAGTTATACCGTTACTGAAGGTACATTTAGTAGTACTGATACAGTTACATTAACATTTTAAAATATGGCAAAGAAAATTGATTATAACGCTAGGAATTTCTCCGATGTTAGACAACAATTAATACAGTTTATACAAAAATATTATCCGGAAACATTTTCAGATTTTAATGATGCCTCTGTGGGTATGATGTTATTAGAGTTAAATGCCGCAGTAGGTGATATGTTATCATTTCATACTGATAGGATGTTTAATGAAACACAAATTAATTACGCACAAGAGAGATCTTCAGTATTAGAATTGGCAAGGACTTTTGGTTTAAATATACCAGGAAAAAGACCCAGTATTACAATAGTTGACTGGACAGTCACCAATATACCAGTTAAAGGGGATAGTTTTGATGAAAGTTATGCACCTAGAATACTTAAAGGGTCACAATCATTAGGGGCAGGTAAAGTTTTTGAATTACAAGAAGATTGTGATTTCTCATCACCATTCGCAACTGGTGGTATACCAAATAGGTTAATCATCCCTAATATTGATGGGAGTGGTATAATACAGAATTATTCTTTAACTAAGAGAGAAATCATGATAAATGGTTTCACTAAAATTTATAAAAGAACTTTAAATACTGAAGATTTTAAGGCGTTTTTTGAGGTTATATTACCTGAGGACAATGTTTTATCTGTAGAAAACATAATTGTTAAAGAAGGTACTAATTTAACAACTTCACCGACAGAAGAAGAATTTAATACTTTTGATTTAAATTTTTATGAAGTACCTGCATTGGCACAATCACAAATTTACATTCAAGATGAAAATACAGTTTCTGATAGAGAAGGTATTGTTGTTGGTAAGTGGAAGAACTCCCCCAAAAGATTTATAAAAGAATATACTGATAATGGTTTCACTAAAATAATATTTGGTGCAGGTGAATCAGACATAACAGAATTAAATGATTTTGTTGGTTGTAGAGGACAGATAGATAGTATTGGTAAAAAAATAAATAATCTATCGTTAGGTGAAATACCATCACCAAGTAGTACAATGTATGTTAGATATAGAGTAGGTGGTGGTGAAGATAGTAACATAGGACCTAACACTATAACTTCTTTAGGAACTATTAGTACTGTTATAAATGGAGATAATTCGGCAATAAATAGTACAATTAGAAATAGTATAAGTGTGAATAACCCAATACCTGCGTTGGGTGGTAAGGAACAACCCTCTATAGATGAAATAAGAAATTTAGTTAGATATAATTTTTCATCTCAAAATAGATGTGTCACAATAAAAGATTATCAAAGTAGAGTACCATTAATGGATGGTAAATTTGGTGTACCCTTTAGAACTGGTGTATTAGAAGAAAGAAATAAAATTGTTGTATATGTTTTGGCGTTAGATAGTATTGGTAAATTAACCAGTGAGGCGACTTCAACATTAAAAGAAAATATTGCGGAATATTTGGCAGATTATAGAATGTTAAATGATTATATAACCATTAAAAATGGTAGAGTAATAAATTTAGGGTTTGAAGTTGATATATTTGCGGATAAGGGAACACCAAAAGGTAATGTTATTTCTGGAGTTATAAATTCAATAACTGAATATTTTAATATAAATAAATGGGATATGGGGGATAATGTTTATATATCACAATTAGTAGAAAATATAAATAATGTTGGTGGGGTTTTAAATGTAACAGATTTAAGAGTATTTAATAAAGTTAATGAAAATGGACAATATTCATTAAATGAAATCTCACAACCATATATAGATGAAGATACTAAACAAATAGATTTATTAGGAAAATATACGTTATTTGGGTCCCCAAACTCAATGTTTGAAATTAAATTCCCTAACAAAGATATAAAAGTAACTATTTCTACCTCATAATAGTTACTTTTTAGAAAAAATATTTAATTTTAAATAAAATATAATTAATTATGGGATGTAATACGTGTAAACAAAAAAAAACAGATAATAAATCTGATAATAAAACT